GGTACAGCAATCGCTAGTAAAGTGGTTACGACAGACGCAAGTATAGACACATCAGGACAAAGAAATTTAACAATCTCTGGTGAATTAGACGCTGCAACAGGTGACTTCTCTGGTGCTGTTGATGTTGCTGGTGCGTTTACAACAGGTTCTACAATTGTTTCTACTGGTAAAATTACTGCTGATGCTGGTATTGATATTGATAACTTCAATATTGATGGAACAACTATTGCATTATCTTCAGGCGATTTAACACTTGATGGTGCTGGAAGAATTGCTTTAAGTGCTGATGATAATGGCGAAATAAGATTACAAGATGGTGATTCAATTTATGGACAATTTAAAGATGATGATGACAGATTAAGAATTCAAGCTTTAATTCAAGATAAAGATATAACATTTGTTGGTAATGATGGTGGTGCTGAAATAACTGCGGCCTCTTTTGATATGTCAGAAGCTGGTAAGATGGTACTTAATAATGGTATTCAGGTTAATAATGGTGACATAACTTTTGCTGATGGTCATGGTATTGACTTCTCTGCTACAGCAGATTCAGGCGCAACTGGTGCTACAGATAGTTCAGAAATATTAAAAGATTACGAAGAAGGCGATTGGACGCCTGCTTCTAATAACTTAGGTATGGCAACTGTACACGTTGCTAAATATATTAAAATCGGAGAGTTTGTAAGTGTTTATTGTGATATAACAAGAAATTCGTCACCTTCAGATACTTCTCAAGGTTCTGCGATTAGTGGTATGCCTTTCAATGCAGGAGATGATTATCCTAATGGATTCTCATTTTGTGCAAATGTAACAGAAGCAGTAAGAACTGGCGCTTCTGGAGGTAGTATGACCCTTTCAGGATTAGATGGTGTTCCTCTTACAAGAAGTCAACTTGCAGGAAATAGATGTCAACACTATGTTACATATAATACATTATAAATAAGAATACAAGGAGAAAATTAAAAAATGGCTTTAGTTAAAGAAGAAGTATGGGATAAGATAGAGGTTGTTGGAGTTTATAAGGCACTACAACTTAGAAAAAAAATTATCATTAAGGAAGATGGTGTTCAATTAAATTCATCTAATTGGAGAGTTTCTCTAGATTGTGGTGTATTAGACGGTGATGGTGCTTGGGTTGCTACAGATTTATCATCATATCCCCAAGAAGTACAAGATATAGCTGCTGTTGTTTGGACAGACGCTGTAGTTGCTGCTCGGAAAACAAAATTAGGTCTTTAGACCTACACACAGGTAAATTTACACAACAGCCTTGACAAATTTACCGAAAGGTGATATAATATTATTATGCTTAAATCAATTGTTATTGATAACTATTTTGAAGATATAAATGAAGTTTATAATCATGTTAAGTCTATAAAAACATTCGATTCTAAAAATTATCCTAACGACCCAAATGTAAACACTGCTAAAATAGATTGGCCAGGATATAGGTCAAATCAATTAGCAGGTCACAGATAAGTGGTTAACAAACAAATTTGGTAATGCATTTAGAAAACATTTAACAGGTTTAATTACAGGTCAGTTTCAATTACATATGTTTTCACATCTTAGATTAGACGAACATAAAGAAATAGACTTTATTCACAAAGATGAACCTCATATGTACTCTATGTTAGTTTACTTGTCGCCTACTAATTTAAGTTCTGGCACAGACTTGTATAATGAGAATGATGAAGTGATTAATTCAGTTAAATATGTACAAAATAGAGCTCTGGTGTTTAATTCAAGTTACAAACACAAAGCAGTAAACAATCATGGTACAGATATAAACAACGGTAGACTTACCTTAAATATATTTATGGATAGATAATGTCGTATTTATTTAATGCAGACCCAGAACCAAAAGCTACACATTTAAGAATATTTCCAACAAATATTTTAATGATAGACCACATGGGTCTTAATTTAAAACCAATGATTGAATGGATTTTAAATAATAAAAAACAAGGAACTTTTCAGATTAATAAATTATATGAACACAAAGAGTTTGATGACTTGGTTGAAAAAATTAGAATATGTAGTATTAATTTTTGTAATCAAATGAAATATCAAGCACATACGGTTGATATAACAGATGTATGGGCAAATGTATTAGAACCTGGTGATATGCATCCACCCCATACACACTCAAATAATATATTAAGTGGCGTATTTTATTTAACAGGCGGACCTAATATTATTTTTCAAGACCCGAGAAGTGGTGCAAGTGTTATTGATCCTGTGGCTGAGAGAACAATAGATAACGCAACTGTTGTAGAATATGAGGCATTACCAAACAGAATGATGATATTTCCTGCATGGTTACCACATTGGGTACCTATAAATAAAATGAACGGAAATAGAATAAGTATTTCTTGGAATGTAATGTTACAAGGTAAGATAGGTCAAGATAAACAGTCAAGTACTTGGCATGATTTTAATGATAGTTTTAAGTAATTATTAATTCTCAATATATTATAAATAGTAATACAATAAAGATAGGAATGAATAATGGCAACAATACAAAATATTACTATCGACCAAGATTGTGATTATACTGAAACATTAACAGTAAAAGATTCAACAGGCACAGTAGTCGATTTAACAAACGAAACAATTACTGCTACNATGAGGAAAACACACCTCTCAACTACATCATTTTCTTTTACAACGGCTAAAGTAAGTGCAACTGANGGTACTTGTTCNATAACACTAACAGACGNTGTAACTACAGGATTGGCAGAAGGTCGATATGTTTGGGATTTAACAACAACAGATTCGTCTGGTTTAATTACTAGAAGAATTGAAGGAAGAGCAACAGTAACACCAAGCGTAAGTAGATAACTTATGACAACAAATTCAACACAGATATATGTTGATAATGAAAAATCAGATAATTTTATATCAGGTATTCTATCAATTGAAAAATTAAATACTCCATCTATTCAAGAAAATGTTGGTGTTGATATAGAAGATATTGGTATTGATATAGATTTAGATATTGAAAGACAAATTGCTCAATTGCAAGAGGCAAAAATGCAAACAGGAATTAAAAAAGTAGTTCCTGTAGATTTTGATACTGAATTGGGCACTTTCTTTTCTTCTATTGCTGAAGAAAAAAAAGATTTAGAAGAAAAAGTAAAACAAGATGAAGTTAAAATTAATGAATTTGAAAAACTTTTTTCAAAATTAACTGTTGAAAAGAAAAAATTAAAAAGTAAAACAAAGAAAAAAACTTTGTTAGTTGAGCCTGAAATTCAACCTGAAAAATTAAAAGAAGTTGTTAATGAGGTAGCTGAGGCAGAACAAAAATCAGCAGCTTCAATTATGGAATATTTACTACCAAAAGAGGTAGAAGAATATAATGAAGATATAATTGGACAAGTGTCTAAAAAACTTTCAGAAATGCAAGTTGCAACAGAATTAGATAAAGATAAAATTAAGTCTCTAAAGTCTATTGATTCGTTAGAAAAACTTAAAGCAGAGTTTCTAGGTTTTAAAGATATTGTTGCTAGACAAATGTCAACTATTGGCGGTGGTGGTTTAAATCCAGATAAAGTTGATTCAGATTTAATACCTGTTAAGACTGCTACATTTAGTTTAGGAAGTCCAACTAAGACATTTAAAGACTTATACTTATCTGGTTCATCACTTGTTATTGGTGGAACCACAATGGATTCTGGTGAACTAACAGTATTAGATAATGTTACAACAGGAACAATTTCAGCAAGTAAAGCAGTTATCGTTGACTCTAGTAAAGATATTACAGGATTTAGAAATGTAACTGCAACAGGCACTTCTACTTTTGGAAGTTTATCTGATGGATCAATAACTATAACGGCGTTTGTTGATGAAGATAACATGGCGTCAAATTCGGCAACACTTGTGCCAACGCAACAATCAGTCAAGGCATATGTTGATAGTGAAATATCAGGTGTTTCAACTCCACCTCTTTTACTTACAGCAGATGATGAAGGAAGTTTAAGTATAAACTTAACAGCAGAAGAAAGATTAACGGTTGCTGGAGGTACAGGCGTTGCTACGACTAGTGTAGGCAATACTCTAACAATTAGTGTAGATAGTACAATTTTGAACACAACAACTGGTTCTACTAAGGCTTTTGCAATTGCACAGGCTGTCGCATTAGGATAGTTATAAATAGTTAAAAAGGAAGAATAAAATATGGCAATTCCAAGTACAAAAGCAACATTAAAAGAATACTGTTTACGAGCATTAGGTAAACCTGTAATTGATATAAATGTTGATGATGACCAAGTAGATGATAGAATAGACGAAGCAGTACAATACTTTTCTCAATATCATTATGATGGTGTTGAAAGAATGTATCTAAAGTATCAAGTTACGGCTGCTGATGTAACTCGAATGACAACCGACTCAAGTGAATCGGTTACCGAGAATAGTGTTACCACTACTTGGAAACAAGGTGAGAATTTTCTTATAGTTCCTTCTTCTGTAATTTCTGTTGTTAATGTATTTCCTTTATCTGATAGAGCAAATTTAAATATGTTTGATGTTAGATATCAATTAAGACTAAACGACTTATACGATTTTTCATCTACAAGTATTGTACATTATCAAATGACAATGCAACACTTAGATTTTCTTGACCATGTATTAGTGGGAGAGAAACCTATGAGATTTAATCAACTATCAAACAAATTATTTATTGATATGGATTGGAAAACAGATATAACAGCAGGTGAATATTTAATTATGGAAGTTTATCGTAAATTAGACCCTGCAACTAATGTAGATATGTTTGATGATTTATATTTAAAAAGATATACAACTGCATTGATTAAAAAACAATGGGGTCAAAACTTATCTAAATTTTCAGGTACTGCAATGTTAGGGGGAGTAACACTTAATGGTCCTGAATTATTTTCTACAGCAATTCAAGAACAACGACAGTTAGAAGATGAGATACGAACAAATTATGAAGAACCTCCTCATATGCAACAAGGATAAATAAATGCCAACCAATGTCTATTTTGACACAGGCACAACATCTGAACAGCGACTATATGAAGATTTAATTATAGAACAGCTTAAGATATATGGCCAAGATGTCTATTACTTACCAAGAACGATAGTCAACAAAGATAATGTTTTTGGTGAAGATCCTGCAAGCAAGTTTGATGACTCATACATTATTGAAATGTATGTGGACAATACTGATGGATATATGGGTGAACAAGAAATTATTAAAAAATTTGGTTTAGAATTAAGAGACGATATTCAGTTTACTTTATCTAAATTAAGATGGGAAATGTTAATTAAAGATAATAGTGATTTAACAGTTGAACGACCTCAAGAGGGTGACCTAGTTTACTTCCCAACTACAAACGCATTTTTTGAAATACAGTTTGTCGAACACGAACAACCGTTCTACCAACAAAGTGCTTTACCAACGTATAAACTTTCATGTACTAGATTTGAATATAGTTCAGAAAGAATTGATACTGGTATTGCTACAATTGATAGTGTTGAAGATAGTCTATCAACTGATACAATGAATTTTCAATTTACTTTAGAAAATGAAGTAGGTTCTTTTGTTTTAGAAAGTAGTATTGGTGCAATTGATTATGTAATCAATGAAAGCTTTACAATGGCAACACAATCGCCTACTGACCAAGGTCAAATATTTGAAACAGAAGCAGGTACAAATACACCAAGCACTGGCGATGATATACTAGATTTCAGCGAAAGAAATCCATTTGGAGAGGTTGACGAATACTAATGTTTGGAGAACACTTTTATCACAAGAAAATTCGTAATACTGTTATTGCGTTTGGTACAATATTTAATAACGTAAATATTAAGAGATTAGATTCTAGCGGGAATCCTTTACAAAATATTAAAGTACCTTTATCGTATTCACCAAAAGAAAAGTTCTTAGCTAGATTAGACGCACAAGCAGATTTAAACGGAGACGACTCAAAAGTGGCAATCACTCTACCTCGAATGTCATTTGAAGTTACTGGATATAATTACGATGGCGGTCGTAAGTTAAATAAAAATCAAAAGGTAACTAAAGTAACCACAAACGCTGACACTACTAAAATGAATAGTCAGTATATGCCTGTGCCGTATGATGTTAGTTTTGCTTTAAGTGTTTATGTTGCTAATTCAGATGATGGATTACAAATTATTGAACAAATACTTCCATACTTTCAACCAGACTATACTGTTACTATGATTGAGAGTGGTACAATGGATACGAAAAGAGATATACCAATTATACTAAACAATGTAGATTTTGAAGATAGTTACACAGGCTCATTAACAAGTTCAAGAAGAATAATCTATACACTAACATTTACAGCAAAAATTTATTTGTTTGGTCCAATTAGTACAAGTGCTGTAATTAAAACGGTATCTGCTGATTTGTATGCAAATAGTCAAAGTAATAGTCCACCAAGAGTTGAAAGAGTTACAGTTACACCAAACCCTACGTCAGCTGATAAAGATGATACATATACATATACAACTACACTAGAGTTTTTTGATGATGATTTAGATTATGATGAAGCGACTGGTGAAGATAAGTAATTAAAAGGATTTTAACATGAGTAAAATTGATGATAAATTGAATGAAGTATTAGGTATTGCTGAAGATATAACTTATGAGAATGAGGTTTTACCTAAAAAATCAAATACCGAAGTAGAGGTATTTGTACCAGAAGATAAAGACCCTGATATAGACTTTGAAACAGGTAGAAAAAACTTNTATAAGTTACTTGAAAAAGGCAACGAAGCAATTGACGGTATTTTAAGTCTTGCAAAAGAGGGTGAACATCCTAGAGCATATGAAGTTGCAGGACAATTAATCAAAACAGTA